TATGGACATTGATCCAGAAAATTTGCACCAAGGTGCATTTGAACTAGACTGGAATGATAAGTTTGTTGCTAACTTGGTACGTGCTGGCTACCAAGGCAAACCCAATGACACTGACGCCGAAATTGTAGATCGTTGGTTTCAAAACATCTGTCGCCATGTTGTTATGGAAACTTGGGAACAAGAGCAAGCAATGAATCCCGATGCCAGTAGAGTTGTACAAACTCGTAACATTGGTGGTGGACGCACAGAAGTATCGTGATATTATACGTAAACGGTGATAGCCACACCGCGGCAGCTGAAGCAGTAAACAATCATGCATTCGCCATGGATGACAGCAACCTCTTTTACATGGGCCGAGCTCCACATCCAGCTAATCTTGCAGTAAGTTGGGGAAGATTATTAGCAGATACTTTGAGAGCCAGCTTTCATTGTGGGGCAGAAAGTGCCAGCTCTAACACTAGAATTATCCGCACTACTCGTGAATGGTTAGAAACACAAGGATACGACCACGACTTGTTGGTCGTTATACAATGGTCAACCTGGGAACGAGAAGAGTGGTTGCACAATGAGATGTATTACCAAGTCAATGGATCGGGCATTGATTGTGTGCCAGAAGAATTACAAGATCAATACAAAGAATTTGTGGCCAATATAGATTGGCAAGCAAAAACTCTACAAGCGCACAAAGATATTTGGGCATTTCATGAAGAATTAGAAAGCCAAGATGTTAAACATATCTTCTTTAACGGCAACAACGATTTTGGTCCATTAAAGGAACGTTATGATTGGGGTACTAGTTATATTGACCCATACAGTCCAAAACGGACATTTAATTATCTAATTCAGGATCAAGGTATTCAAACCGTGGCACCCAATTCATGGCATTTTGGCAAGGATGGCCATAGCTATTTTCACCGTTTTGTGTTACAATACATTATCAACAACAAATTAATTTAAGGCTTCTTATGCGTTATGTGCTGATTGACACAGCAAACATGTTCTTCCGTGCTCGGCATGGTGCATTTCGGGCCAGCGACACATGGGAAAAGATTGGATTTGCATTGCATGTTACCTTGATGAGTGCCAACAAAGTAGCACAAAGATTTAAAGCAGATCATGTGGTATTTGCCCTTGAAGGACGTAGTTGGCGCAAAGACTTCTATGATCCTTACAAAAAGAATCGTGCTGTGGCTCGTGCTGCACTTACCGAAGCAGAACAGGACGAAGATAAAATGTTCTGGGAAACATACGATGCGTTGACTAAATACTTGGCTGAGAGAACCAATTGCTCAGTAATTCAATGTCCAACAGCAGAAGGTGACGATATCATTGCTCGTTGGATCGCATTACACCCCCAAGATGAACACATTATTATTTCGAGCGACACTGACTTTGTACAATTAATTGCTCCCAATGTTACACAATACAACGGAATTAGCGACGAGCATATTACACTAGAAGGTTATTTTGATGCCAAAGGAAAACCAGTAATTGACAAGAAAAAACAAGAACCAAAAACTATTCCAGATCCTAAATGGCTTTTATTTGAAAAGTGCATGCGGGGCGATACTAGCGACAATGTTTTTAGTGCTTTTCCCGGTGTAAGAACCAAAGGCACCAAAAACAAGGTAGGACTTCAAGAAGCATTTGAAGACAAAGACAAACAAGGTTACAACTGGAACAACATGATGTTACAACGATGGACTGATCACAATGGTCAAGAACATCGTGTGTTAGATGACTACAATCGTAACGTATCACTAATTGACTTAACATCACAGCCGCAAGAAGTCAAAGATCGTGTTGATGCTTGTATTTGTGAACAGCGGTCAGAAAAAGACGTGGGTCAAGTGGGTGTAAGATTTATGCAGTTTTGCGGCAAATATGATTTGATCAAGTGTAGCGAAAGTGCAGACTCGTTTGGTAAGTGGATGAACGAGACATACAAAGGAGTATTAAATGATCATAGCTAAACCTGTGATAGACAAAAAGTTTTGGATATTACAAAAAGACAATGAGAAAGTTGGTAACATTGAAGCCACAGCCGGTGGATATCAAGTGGTTATCAACAATCAAGTTGAACAGTATCGCAGTATTCGCATGGCGGCTCAGCGTGCCAATATTCACTTTGAAACCAGTGCCAAAGTTATCAAGCCAGATGCACATCTAGTGCATGGTTATCCAGCCGCTGGTCGTGTACATAATCCTGTATGGGACGTTCCTCATCAATTGCCGTTGTACACCAAAACCAAAAAATCTAAATCATGGTTTGCAGCCGGATGGTACACAATCAAGCGTGGTCGTAAATGGCGTACCATTCAAGATCCTAAACTAATTGCCCTAGAACGTTATGCGTTCCATGGTCCATTTCATTCTAAAGAATCGGCGGAGAAACAGTTAAGTGTCTAAACTAACACCAACAGGAAATCCATTCCAGGATCAATATAATTTTATGAACGCTTGCGATCAAAGCACCGGTGGTCTAAACAAAGAACAATATCAACTGTACTGTAATTTAATCAAGGAAGAGTTTGACGAACTGTGTGAGTCAGACAACATTGTTGACGATCTTGATGCATTGATTGATATCTTGGTTGTCACAATTGGTGCTATACACAGTCTTGGTGCCAATGGAGAAGCGGCCTGGAACGAAGTCATGCGCACCAACTTTGCCAAAATTGATCCGGAAACTGGCAAGGTTCGTAAACGTGAAGATGGCAAAGTTCTCAAACCCGAAGGATGGACACCACCTGACCTTGAGCCATTTACCAGGATGTCACACGAATGAGTGTACACTTACAACGATTTGTAGACCGTGTGCAAGGCAACGAAAGTCGCGGATTAAAAGACTTTACAATGAGCATGACTGATGCTCGGGCCTTACACGCAGATCTAACTAGACTTTTGATCGAGCTTCAGGCTTTACGTGAACAAGCAATAGTACAACCTCAAGAAGAGATTGTTACTGTAAACATGGACGGTGGCGCATTCTAAAAGTACCTATATTTTGGCATAAATAAAATATAGGAGTATTACGATGAGTAGACCAAAACCCAATGTGCTGGTTGAACAAACCAACAAAAGCACTTACAAAACTGAACAGGTACTAGGCAGCGACGGTATCTGGGCAGTGTTCTATGACTCAAAACCCATCAACTTAAAAACTTCCAACATGTTGGTTCAATACCCTGGGCCAAAATACAAAAAAGTAAGTTTTTCAAATCCCGGACACGCTATTAACTTAGCTAAAAAACTCAACACACAATTCAAAACTGATAAATTCTCGGTGGTGTTGTTGAAGGCCGGTGACCGAATCTATCCTTGATGTGCGTGACAAATTCAAACTTGTTGAAACTTTGATTGCAGCCTTGCCCGATGGGCATGAAGAAACTGCGGACCGTGGCATGAAGTTGTGGTGGTACAATATTCGTAGCAATGGCGGACTTAGATTGACAGACATAGGATATTTTGTACTCAAAAATATGTTGGATATCGAAAGTTACAATATGGAAATAGACTTAGAAAAATTTGATCGTCAAATGTTGTTACAGCTGGATCGTCAACTGCAAATGCCTTATTATATAGTAGTAAAGAAAAAACTTCCGGTAACGATTGTGATGTTTGGATCAAGAGAAGCTATGTTGGCAAGATTATACGGTAACTTAAATAAGTTTTTAGAGAATTACAAATGATATTAATTTATACAGACAGTCAGATACAAGATCTTGAGTGGGTCCCAAGACTACAATTTCCTCAAAAATACAAAATTGTACACAGCGAAAAAGAATACATTGATCAATCAGCTGATTATAAAATAGCAATTACCACTCATAGATTGCATTGCGATTGGTTAGATGAAAATTGTGCAGCTTACCAAGGCTTTGAAGAAAAAATTATTAGATTGAGCAATGCCAGCAATTTAGTGTTTACTTTAGAAAGTGAACTACATCATTATCATTGGACTATTTGGGATCAATGTCATAGACCCAATGTGTATTGGCTTCAGCCAGGTGCGGTCAATGATCGACCTAATATTCAGAGCAATATCATATTTTGGGGAGACTGGTTTAAAACCACTACAACTGTTTACAAAGATCCAGAGGTAATACCTGTAATTGAACAATATCGTCCTTATCAAACCAAACCTCGATACTTTGATGCGTTGTTGGGATCACCAAAACCTCACAGAGATTTTGTAGCCAATGCTGTCAAACAACATGGGCTTGACAATAAATTTATACTGACCTATGGCGGTAACTGGGATGACAATGTTTTTTATGCCAAAGATTATTTTATCTGGGAACCCAATACAGAAATGATCGAATCTGGACCAGGAACTATGGGCTATGTTAAGTTTCATGGTCATCTATGTCATTTGAGTCAAGTGATTCCAACTGCGGTATTCAATGATACTGCTTATAGTATTGTAGCAGAAACAGACCACGATAATACTCTTAGTTTTTTCAGTGAAAAAACTGCCAAACCAATGATATACAAAAGATTATTCATAGTGTTCAGTGGATATAAGTTTTTACACAATCTAAGAGCTCTGGGATTTAAGACATTTGACGGAATTATTGACGAAAGTTATGATTTAATCCAGGATGACACTGCTCGTTATTCGGCAGCATTTGAACAAGTACGTTGGTTATGCACGCAGGATCAACAAACAATATACAACCAAATATATGATATTTTAGAACACAATTATAGTCTGATAATGAACACCGATTGGACTATGTACAGCATAGATCGTGTTCAGCAACAGATCAACAAGTTATTTGTTGGTACACAAGATCAGCCCACTGTTGATGAGTTGTAATGCCGGGGTGAAATCGATCTCCATGATAATCGTCTGCCGCTTTTGCTAGATCGTAAATGCATTCTCGATCACGGTGAAAAATCCACGGTGAAAAATCTATGCTATCAATCAATGGTCTAAGTTCTGGATACCCCATTACTCCAAAATCCCCATTGGGGCTGATATGTTCTCCAGTGGTCCAATAGTTAACATAGCTCATGAATCGATAAGGTATGTTTTGACTTTTTAAAAATTCTTGAGTTTTTATAATTTCTATCAAATTGATATAGCCCAAACTGGTATGATCACTCACTTTGTATTGTTCAGCAAACATACGTTTGGCCGCCGAGTGTTCTGTCCACGGCCCAAGTTGACCTCCAGAAAAAATATAGCCAAGTTTGTTAGGGCACTGTTCGAGACGGCGATAAAACCCATAGCTATCAAACAATTGATGCCAAGCCGGATCGGTTAAATCAGTTAAAAAATCCAATCGAGATACACCAGACCACATGACCAATACCATGTCATAATGATTTGGATTGGTTAACACAGCATTGACCACGCTGTTGGCAATGTACTGATTGCCGGCACCGGGTTCGGCCAGATTGGTAATATTAAAATTGCTGTTGAGTTTTTGCAAAGCAGAAGGCCAACAAATATTGATTGTACTTCCTGGAGCTTTGGGCCAATGTGTAAAACTGCATCCACTGATTAGTAAATTCATGACAATATTTATTGAGCTATTTTATGGTTGACAATAAACAGCATGTAGCATACAGTAATAAATAATTTTATGATTGATTATCTAAAAAACATCTATAGAATTTACGGTTATTTTTATTTTAAAATTTGGGTCTTACATTTACTTGTATTGTGTTCAATATTTTTTATTGACATAAAATATTTTTTGTATAGTGTATGCGTTTTTCTTTT